AACGCACGCAGGGCCGCGGCGACTTGCTTATCACCGCGTACCGGCATGATTAAACCAACACAACGCCAGAATTGACGATATTAACGTAAAGCACGGAGGTGCTTGTGCCATATCCGATGATACTCGGATAGTCGCCCGCGGCAACGTCAGCAACGGGGCAAATGCCGCCCGCGGTGCCGGAAAGGTAATAGAAAACGCCGGCGGCGATAGTCGCGCCGATAGTAACCGGCCCCGCTACGCAAACCGAAACCGTTTGGCCGGACGCCGCGCCGTTAAGCGCAACGCCCTCGGCCGCGCGCACCGTTGCCGTTGCCGAATCCGTGTCGGCAAGTTTCCAGGTGTTAGCCGTCCGGTCAAGGTAAAGAACCTGCCCAGCGGTAATTGTTGCGCCGGCGGTGCCCGTGCGAATTGTTGCGCCCGTGCCGGCAACAACGCTACCGGCGGTAATTGAAAGATCGGCCATGATTTATCCCATCAAAAAAAATAAAAAGGCCGCATTCGCGCGGCCCAAAATCACAGCTATTATGCCGGCGGGTTAGCCTGCGGGCCGGAAGATTCGGCAGACGGAAAGCGGTTTGCCGGTTTTGAAATGTATTTTGTAATTCGCTGGCGCGCGGGCGTTTTGGCGCAGCACCGCGTAATTTACGAAGGCGAGACTTTCGAGATTGAGGGCGCGCCGCGCGAAATCGGCCGCCGGCAATATCTAAAATTCAGAGTGAGGGCGGTTACATGATTTCTGCCGTTGCTATGGCGGTCCAGGCGCTTCTTGACGACGCAGGCGTTGCCGCCTTGGTCGCAACCCGCATTGCGCCGGATCCGCTACCGCAAACAACCACGCTGCCCGCGCTTTCAATTTCGTTAGTTGACGAGGTTGAGGAGCGGTTACTAGGCGGCATGTCGGGCTATCCGCTAGCCGTTGTGCATGTTTCATGCCTTGCCGCGACAATGACCGCGGCATTATCGCTCGGCGAAACCGTCAAGGCGGCTTTTGCTAATTTGCAATTTGCGCACGGCGGCAAGACCGCTGATTTTCGCAAGCAAGGGCCTGATTTTACCGACTGGTCCGAGGACCAAAAGATTTTTCGCCGCGTGATCGGATTTGAAATCCGCTGGCGCTGATTCCCTTTTAGGGACGCCACTTAAAGCCCTTTGGCAAGGCATCACGCCAATCATGGCGCATTCATTGGAAAAAACCTATGGCAGTTACAACCGGCTTTACCGGCATTGGCGCGTTGCTCAAAATTGGCGATGGCGGCGGTCCCGAAGTATTTACAGCAATCGGTAACATCACGCAGTTCGGCATTGCGCAACAGGCGAACGAAGTTGACGCAACCCACCTTGATTCAACGTCCGGCTTCCGCGAATACAAGCAGGGCTTTAAGGACGTTACGGTTACATTCCAGGGCCATTTTGATCCTGACAACGTAACGCAGGACGACACGGACGGTCTTATGTCGATGTTTAACAGCGGCGATTCGGCTAACTTCAAAGCCGATTTCACCAATGCCGACAACGGCGGCGCGGGCGCGCCTACCAGCAATGGCGTGGCGTCATTCGGCGCGGTTCTTACCGGCCTTGACGTTAACGTTGACGAGGGCATGGTTACGATTTCCGGCACGCTGCGCTTGTCGTCGGTTATCACATGGGGCGCGTCATAATGACTGACCGCTTTAGCGGAAAAGTGGAGCTGCCGGAATGTGGCGCGGGGTATTATCTCCAAGTCACATTTTCGGCGGCGGCCGCGCTAGAGAATGATTTGGGTGAATTTATATTCATCGACAAACTTGTTTACGGCCTTCCGCGCCTTTCGCCTAAAATGCTAACGGCTATGTTGACGCATTGCGTTTTCGGGCCGGCGGGCAAGGTTGAAAAACCTGTCTGGCCGGACGACGTTGCGCTTGATGTTTTGGCCGGCAAATGCCTTGACGCTTTGTCACTAGGCTTGCGCGGTAAAACGCATGCCGAATGGGTTTCCGAAATGGAAAGCGTTCGCGGGAAAGTGACGGGCCAAAACCCTATCGACGGCACGGAAGCCTAAGCGCAGCGGTTTTCTATTACGCTTCCCGTGCCGGCCTTAAGTTAGCCGATTTGGACCGCATGACGCAAGTTATGATTATGGCCGCTTTTGAGGCGGTCAACGAACAGGCCACCCGCATTGCATGGCGGCAAGCGGCTTTTCAAAGAATGAAAGACATGCCGAAGTCCGAGGACAAGGCGACCGGCTTTCAAGCCAAGCCCGCAAAAAAGCAAAGCCTGCGCGATCAATTCGCTATGGCGCAATTCGCCTCCAAGATGATGGGAAAGGGCTAACAAATGGTTGCTACCGTAGGCTCTATTTCCATTGACTTGGTTACGAACGCCGCGCAATTCGCGTCCGGCTTTGCCAAGTCAGCATCGACGGTTGAGACGCAATCGGCTCGCATGGCAAAGGCTGCATCGTCTGCGGATAAGGCGATGGCGGGCCTTGCGCGCACGGCTAGGGGCCTTGCTGTTGGCGCAGGGCTTGGTTTGGGCGCAAGCGAGGTTCTGCGGTATGCGGACGCTTGGACAACGGCTGGCAATTCCATCAAGGCTGCGGAACAAATTTCAGGGAAGCAGGCGCGGTCGCTTGAGGGATTAAATGACATTGCGCGCAAGACACGGGGCGGGCTTGAACAAACAGTCGAACTGTATTCAAGCCTGCTGCGGTCAACTGCGGGCGTAGCGAAGTCAGAAGAGGAAGTCGCGCGCGCAACCGAACTTGTGAACAAGGCGTTCAAGGCGGGTGGCGCTGCTGCTGCGGCGCAGGCGGCGGGTATTACACAGTTAGGGCAAGCGCTTGGCTCTGGCATTGTCGGCGGCGATGAACTTAAGACCCTGAGAGAGACAGCGCCGGTTCTGCTTGCTGCCATTGCGGATTCAATGGGTGTTTCTGTTGCCAAATTGAAAGAACTTGGCGCAGAAGGCAAGCTGACATCGGAAGTGTTCTTCAAAGGCATTCTCGCTGGGGCGCAAAAAATCGAAGCGCCGTTCGCCACTTCTGTTGCGACAATATCAGAAGGCGCGACACAGATTGGCAATGCGCTGATCGAAATGTTCGGCACTATTTCCACGGGAACCGGCGCAGGCAATACGCTTGCCAGTTTCATGGTTGATATTGCCGACAGCATCCGCAAAACGACAAAAGAAATTGACGATTTCAACAAAAACGGCGGGCTTGACCGGCTGTTGAAAATCTTTGGCCTTGAATTGCAGGACGGCGGCGTTGCCGATCAAATCCGCGACAAGATCAACGGCATGACTGAAGCCATGACTGGTTCCAGCGAAACCATCGTTGATGCTCAAAAGCGCATTCAAGAAGAAATCAACCGGACGGAAGAAGATATTGCCGAACTGGAAGCCAAGCTGAACGCGGCGGTGAAGGTCGAGTTTGACCGATCGTTTAAGCTCGCAATCGAGCGTGGCAAGGAGGTGTCGACGGTTAATCGGGTGACTCAGGCGTTGGTCAAGAACGTCTTAGGGGCATCGAAATCGTATTGTGTGATTCCGTCGTCGATCGAAATGCCATGCTGGCTGGAGGATCGATCCAAACCGCACTGGGTGGCGATGCGAAACGGAATATTGGACCTGGACGCGGTGTTCGCTCAAAAACAGGCGGAAGAGTGCCTGCGGCCGCACGATTCAAATTGGTTCTCAGGGTTCTGCCTCGACTACGATTTTGACTTGGACGCCGAGTGCGAATTGTGGCTGAAGTATCTTGAGATGGTCATGGAGGGCGACGAGGAGCGAATTAGGCTGCTGCAGGAGTGGGCCGGGTACTTGCTAACCTCGACGAACTACCTGCAAAGGTTCATTTGCTTTGAGGGCGAGGGGGGGAATGGCAAGACGGTATTTTTCGCGGCCATGGAAGCGATGCTGGGGCACGATAATATTTCGCATGTGCCACTTGAGAATTTTGGCGGACGATTCGATTTAGGGACGACTTTGGGGAAGGCGGTCAATATCGCTGGGGACGTTGGGGAGCTGGATCAGGTGTCTGAAGGGCAACTTAAGCAGTTCACGGGCGGCGACACAATGCACTTTGACCGAAAAATGCTGCCGCCGATCTC